GCTACAACTAGTGAATAATTAACCAATCTGGTTGCAATTATACTAGAAATATCTGCTCTAAAGTCATCACCTCTACCAACAGAATTAGTTAATGCTCCCATTACATATGCCTCATCTTTAGTAAGAATATCCTCCGGAGAAATAATCTTATCTAACTTGTTATTAATAAACATAGTAAACATAGAACTAAAGTCTGGTCCAACAGAACCCTCACCAATCATTTGAATAATAGGTAAGTTGTCCTCAAATTTTGGAATAGAACTAATAGCATTAAAGAATGTAGTCACAGATCTTGGATTAATTCTTTGAGTAACAAGCTCTGGATTCATCAACATAAAGTTAATACATCTACCATCAATATTTGCTTTCTCAGCCCACTTAGCCCACACATTTACATCATACTTTAACTCTACAGAAATAAATCTAGTCTTCTGAGCTACATCCAAAGAAGTAACATTATAGTCACCATTGTCTGGATTAGTAGTCAAGATTACATGCCAGTTCTTAGGTAACTTCCAAGAAACATATTCTTGTCTATCTAAAATCTCCATAGTAGCTTGCATAAATCTGTGGTCTGCACGAGTATAATCATCCAATACCAAGAAGCCACCCTCACCCTTACCTTGAATCCATTCTGGAGCAGCATGAGACATTCTTTTGTCTACAATTTTAAATCCTGATTTCTGAGCTGCACCAATCTGTGCTTCATTAATCCATTTAGTTTTTCCTTCTGCATTTTCAATCTGAAATTCTTTTACAGGAAAACCTACTAAGTCACCTAATTCTTCTAACTGAGATAGATTAAGTTTTACAACTTGCATGTTTAGTTCCTTACCTAGTTGCATAATAGCAGAAGTCTTACCTAGACCTGCGTCACCTTCAATATTAACTGCTACAGGAACTTTTCCTTCAGCTTGAATATGCTGATTGTTTCCAACCATATGCTTAATAAAATCTTTTAACTCTTCTACGTTTAATTGTACTTGACTCATAACTTTTTATTTTTTATAGTTCTAATTTAATGACCTTACCCGGAAGATCTTCATTCATACTTGATCTTTCTGACAAAACCCAAAGGACATTACCTTTTGGTTTTACAGATGTATAACACTCTCCATCAGTAAAATATACTAGACTAGTATATTTCTTATTATTCTCATTATAATAATCTAAAACCGGGTCAAATTCTGTACCCCCTCTTCCTTCTACATTTAGCTCATGCTTACCCTTATAGGTATTAATAGACCTAATAACAGTATCACATTGCATAATAGTAATATCTACACCAGCTTTATAAATATGATGAATCTCATTCATAAATTCAGTTAGCTCTTTGTCACTTACAGAACCTGAAGTATCAATAGCTAACAACATATGTTGTTTCATCTTAATTTTAAGACCTGGATTATCTGAGAACCTTCTATTCTCTTTTCTACGTATTTTCTTAGTAAAAACTTTTGTACTAATTCCTGTAAATCTTCTGATGTACCCTCTCCAATCAAACTTAGGTTTTGTTATTTCTTCAATGATAATAACTCCCTCTATTTCTCCAGGAACATTTCCACGCTTTTTTACAGTTTGTTCTTTAGCATCAGATAAAACTCTTTGTAATTGCTTTTCAATTAGTTTTTTCTCAGCTTCACTAAGATCCTCAAACTCTCCCCATGTACTATGATCAGGAGTATTACCTTGTTCTATTTGATCTAATAGATCATCCATAGGCTCGCACCCACAAGTTCCGTCCTGCTCTTTTTTATTTTGTGCTTCTTTAAGCTTGTCATAATAATATCTACAACCTGCTTTTTCATCAAGATTCATCTCCTCATAATCTTCAATCATAATACCTCTTAGTGGAAGTTTCTTGCTAATGGCATGTAATTCCTCTTCAGTAGCATTATTTTCTTGAGCTTGTTTTAGTTCAGCTGTCACACTTTCTTTAAGATTGTTGTATTCTTCAGTAGTGTACTCGCCTCCCGGAAGCCAAGAATTTTCAATATATTGATTGATTTCTAAATCCATTGCAACATTAGCAAGTTTTTTATCTTTAAAAGAACCAAAACTAACAAGATGTCCAAATGCAATATGCAATAGTTCATGTTTAAGTAAACCTAGTTGTTGTAATTCACTAAGCCCCATCCAGAACTCCTCATTTATAGCCAACTGGTAATTAATACCATTTTTACTTACACCTGCCGTAGGAAGATCTTTTCTCCATATCTTATTAAGCATAATAAGAAAGAACCCATAATAGGGCTCTTTCAACATCAGCTCTTTACTAATTTTACTTAGACTCTGTACTTTGTCCATCTTTTAGTTTTATGTTTATTTCAAATTTATCAGCGGGATACCCCATCTGACTTAAAAAGCCAATCATATTCTCAGTAAACAATTCCATAAAAAGTTCTATAGATTGATTACTTGCTTTGTTTGTTGTCATAGCAGATAAACAAGCTCCAGTACTTAACTGATGTCCATCTGTAGTATCACTTAAAGCATTTCCAATAGCTTTTGTGCACTGTGGACATTCTAATTTCCAAAGATCATATTCTGTATTACCAAACTTATATAAAGTTATAAGTTCACCAATATAATCTTCTACATTTACTTTTTTAAGAGATTCAAATGCAATAGTAGCATTATCTTTATCTGCAGAACGTAACATGTTCAATAGATTCTTTGTTTCTTCTTTGTTAAAAATCATTAGTCTTCAATTTTTAAAGTTTTAATCATCCATTCTGTAGGTGTATTTATATTATCCACCCATTCTTTTGCTGTAGGAATATATCCATTGCAATCCTCTTTTACATGTTGTTCTCCAACATATCTTGTATATACTGTTTTACCATCTGAGTTGACAAAAGACATTCCAAATATCTTTTCACATTCAAATATACCTTCACTATGATGTCTAAACATTCTGTGTTTACTATGCCCAATCCATTTTTTAGTTTCATCAAACCAATTATGAATTGCAATGTAATCACTCCATTCTCCACCCCATTTTTTTATTGAGGATTTACAGTGTTCTAAAGGATGTGCCATTAGTTTAAGCTTTGATTAATTAAATTACCTCTATGACCAAAAGATTCTGTTCTGGTATAATTTATATTATTATGTATTTGATACTCCCCAGAAGGTATTTTAATATACATATCACCAAATCCACCATCATTATTCCACCAATCTTCTATATCACTTAAGATTTTTTCAGAAGCAAAATCTTCTATGTTCTGGTAGATATCTCTTCCAACATCTCTTAAATTTTGTCTTTTCTGATAATTTATTTCATTAAAATCATTAACTGGTTCTGTAGTATATTCAATGTACTCTATTGCACCAGAATCTCCTCCACCTGAATAATATATGTAAAGACCTGTAATACCAAGGTCAGCCATCTGTAATAGAAGGCCTGTCATATTGTTTTCTGTCATAGTTATTTAGTTTTGTAAAATCTGCCAAGAATATTGGCATTTAGAAAATCATCTTTCTCAAGTACTTCATATACAAACTGGTACTTTGTTTCTTGATATGTAAGCTCTGCAGCTGTAGAACATATCCTTAATATTTCTCTGTGGATAATAATACCATCCTTATGTGCATCTTTCAGATCTTTATTACTACTGTAATAATCTTTATAATCTAATTTAGATTCCCTGGTGTATTTCTTTAGTCTTCCATCTGTTAATTCTGCAATGGTTTTTTTACCCATCTTTTTTTTAACAGACTTATAGAAGTTTTTCTTACCAATGTATCTTACACACTTACTATCTATAATAGCAGTCATCATATAAATAAATCCAATAGCTCCTTCTGGAATCATTGAATCTTTAAAAGTAACTTTATTATAAATCCAACTCATAATATTTCTTTTAAAAGTGGCAATAAAACATTTCTGGTTTTTTCTACACCATGTTTTTCTATTGAATCTGATAAATCCTTTTCTAAGTTTAACACTATATAATTAAAGCCATACTTAAGTTTATACTTCTCAGCTGCTCTAATCCCGGGCTCATCATTATCAAATAAAACACAAACACCTTTATACTTAGAACTTATGTTACTCATAATATTCTCTGGTATCATAGTGTTTTCACTATCCGGTGCAATAGACTCAGAATTACTAATCTTCAATTTGTTATAAGCCATTAAATCTTTAAGAGATGATGTTATAATCAAATATGGTTTATCATAAGTTAGTTGTTCAGATCCCTGAATATAATCTCTAACTTTAATAAATTTACTGTCTTTTACCTTGGGCTGATAAATCTTATAAAGTGTACCATCATCTTTAAAATACCCATACACATAGTTACCTTTGATAGTTATACTAGACAAAACATCATTTTCATCAGTCTTTTCCATAATATAATATTCAAGAGGAACTACATTGTATTTAGATAACAATCTAGAACCAATATTATATTTCATCCAATATTTCTGGTCAAGAGTATTCCAGTGGCGCATTTCATAATCAGTTACTTTAAATTTACTGTGTTGTTTATAAGACTTTATAGGATTAAAACCATTGTTTAAAACATATTGGTTATAATCTTCTATTATCTTAAAACTTGCAGTACCTCTAGTAGGTAGATTAAATAGATTTTGTACAAGACTTAGGCAATCACCACCATTACCTGAAGAAAAATCTTTGAACTTATAGATATTGTTTCTATCTAAATAAACACACATTGAAGGAGTCTTCTCTCTTGTGTTAAATATAGATTTTATTTTAATATCCTGTCCTGTAAGTTTTTCTGTAAGGTTTAAATAGTGCTCAAATACCCATTCTCTTGGTACATCAGCCAGATCATATATTAAGTTTTTTGTAGAAATCATTGCAACTCATTTAAATAATATAAAGGGGAGCTAAACTAACTCCCCAATATATGGAGCTGTTAGTCTAAAGTAAAGTCAGATGAACTTTTAGATGGTGGTGTAAAGTCATCATCATCATCACCAAAGTTATCTACTGGTTTTACCTCAAGCTTTTTAAGATGCTTGGACTCATTATATTCTAAAACCTTGGCTGAATCTACATCACCATAAGCATACTTGTTATTTTCTGCTTTTGGTAACCACATATCATATGCAGTGTAGCCAGATTTATTTTCGTATTCTTTACCAGCAATACAGAAATCTAAATACTTATCTTTGATAGGAGCATTATCACTAAAGTTTCTTACAAAATCTTCAATTGTATTAAACTTGTTATCTTGCTCTTCAAACCAAGCTGTTATTCCATATGCTTTAGATAAATTAGCTAAGAACATCATTAGAGATCTATCCCTCTGAATTTTAATTCCAGACTTTGTTTGACCATCAGCATATGCATATTGGCTGGCTTTTACTCTACCAATCTGACCTGCATAATGTCCTTTACTCTCATTATCTTTGTCAATCAAGAAACCTTGAAAACCTTCAATAGGTTCTGTCTCAACATTAAGTATTAAATGTTTAGCACCTTCAATAAATTGAAAGTTTTCCAATGTAATACTGTTAATTTTTAAGGTCTGGTTTCCCGGAGCAATTGTTTTTGCCATTCCTGAACCACCTTCACTTCCTAGATCTTTTGTACTTAGAGCCATTTTATTTGTTTTTTATTATTTATAAATTTTATCCCAGTGAAATATTAATTCACCTTTTTCATTCATTTCAGAAACTACTATTTCTTCATTTCTTAAGTGTTCTGGTCTTGCACCACAAGTTACTTCTTCATTGGTTTTAAAGTTTATAATGGTTTGATTACCACTTCTATACATATAACCAATAGCATCAGCATTTGCACAAATTAAAGATTTAATTTTACCCGTCAAATCTATATTTGCAGACATTACCATCTCACCCTTATCATCTACCTGTTTGTCTTTAATGTGACCAGATAGAATAATTTGGGGTGCTAAAGTATCAATAAAATCTAAAACTTGAAAGAAAGCTTGACGAATATATAAATATCCTGCTCCATTTGCTAAAGTTAGTACACTATCTCCAGAATAATTTTTACCCATTGCTGTTTGTTTATATAAACTTACGGCAAGTGGCATAACCATATCTTCTAATGCTGTCACAGTATCAATTGTAACATACTTATAAGGATATCCTGCATCTTTGATAGCTTTACCAACTGCTTTTAGCTCTTGAAGGTTGTTAGCTTTTACTTTTAGTGCTTCTACATAATCAGATCCGTTTTCTAAATCTATAATTAGATTATCATCAAGACCTGCAAATGCAGTTGTTTTACCAGTTTTAGGCTTTGAATAAATAATTAATCTTTTAGGATTAACCCTATCAGCCTTCACTTTTTTAGTTGGAAGTACTATACTCATTGTTTCTTTATTAAATCATTTAACCACTGTTTTTCACTTACAGGTTTCCTCCAAATGATTGCAGCAAAGTCCCTGATACTCATAGAGTTAAAACTATCATCTTCTGATAATTTTTCGGGAATATACTCTTTTTCAAAATCTGGAAACACACTGATTTTATTTTGTGGTTTTGGTTCTTCTAACCTCTGTTTTTCATATTCATTATAAGGAGTCTCAATAGAGCCCTTATTAACACATACTAATTCAGAAGTTGGAATAATATAAGCTGAATATTCCTCTCCCCTGGAGTTTGTAGAAACCTTAACTTCATACTCTTCCTTGAAATAAGGATTGTATCTATATTTAAATAATGGTCTTTCCCAATACATAGGAACCATATTTATCTCAGATCCTCTCCCATCTCTTTCTATGTCTACTAATTCAACATAAATATCAGAACCTTTATTTAACTCATTCTCAAACAATTGTAATTGTCTTCCAAACTTACCTTTACTATAAAATGCAGTTTTAGCTGTAAATTGATAACTCCCAGTTAGTTTTTCTAAGAACTTAGAGTGATGTTCCATCAGCTCTTTTTCCTTTTCTTTTCTACTATACATATTTTTTAATTTAGTGCGCAGATGTGGGTGGTGGATCAGTTTCAATAATCCTCATAATTTGTCTATCTAGTTTATAGAAACTTAAACCAGTTAAACCATTTCTTGATTTTAAATAGTGGAATACTAATAAATCTTCATCCTGAATAATATATTTTTCAGGACCATAAAATTTAATTCTTCTACCAAATGGACGATTAATACCTAAGACAACATCTGCATGTTGTAACAATGCATCAGAACCATATAAATCAGAATCTAAAATATAATTTCCATATGTTCCATCTTTAACTCTCTCTATGTTTTCAACATTCCTGTTTAACTGACTGAGAACTAAAAATGCTACTGGAAACTTTTTTTTCATTTCTGTAAGAGCTTCACCTAAACCATATAACATCTCAAACTTGTCTTTATATTTCCCACCGGTTTTAAATAAAGCTGAGTGATCTATAGTGATTAAAGTATTTTTGTAAGTATCTTCTACTTTATGTTCCAACATATATGAATGTATTGTAGCACACATTTCTTCCACTGTACATGGATCATATACTACATCTACTATATCATATTGTGCTGTATCTTCATAAAATTGCACACACTTTTGAAAAATAGCTTTATCAACTGGCTTGCTCTTACTCATCAGAGTATTGTAATCAGAACCTACATTCATAGACAATTTTCTAATACCATTTGTCTCATCTAGCATTTCAAACTGAAACTTTAATACCCGGAATTCTTGGTCAGGATTTGTCTTGATGACATCATTAACCAATTGTTCCATAAATAAAGTCTTACCAGTTCCTGGCCTTGCACCAACAACTGTAATAGTTCTCCATTCTAGACCATCACAAAAAGCATCATTAAATTTTGGCCAAGCTGTCTTCAATGATTTTAATTCACCATTGTGTCTAGCTTTCATTTTGTAGAGAGCTTTTTTAAGAGCGTCTCTTTCACTTACAGGCTTTAGAGGCCTAGCATTATTATACATATATTCAGGATTAGATTACTCTTCTAGATTGGTAGTTTTCTTTATGTATTCATATACATAGTGAGACAAAGTAATTATAGTTTCTATAACTAAATACTTCCATATAGGCAATGATACAATAAAGTTGTTAATAAGCAAGTAACAACATGCGCTTCCTATTATACCAATTAATAATTTTTTAAAATTTACTTTTATCACATCAATCTTTCTTTAATAAATATTATTTCATCATCAGGTTTGTTTAGAATCATCTCACAATAATCAGCTAGATCTGAGTCCCAAGTTTTATCAGTGCTTTGTTTCCTTACAAAATATTGAGATGTTCTCATATACTGGTAATTCACCTGCCTGTACTCTAAAACATATTTGTTTGTAGCTAGTAGAATTGTTTCCCATTCATAATCATAATTTTCAAAGAACCATCTAAATGCATTTTCTAAGTTTTTAGGATTAGATCTTGCATACTTACCACTAGACAATTTTATACTCGGAAATATATCAGAATACTTCTTTATATTATCATCAAAATTATCTCCCAGTAAGTTTTTAGATGTTTTCTTTTTGGATCTTTTAAAGAATCCGTCAATCTCAGTAGTAAAGATAATACTTTTATCTGTTAATGTCAAGTCTTCTTTTATCCACTCATCACTTATTAATCTTTTTGTTTCTAATTCTTTATTCACAAATGAACATGGAATTATACTGTTCTTGATGCAGTGTAAAACATAGTAACCATTAGGTGTTAACCCTTCTCTAACAAATTTTAAAAATATATCTTCCATACTACCATTTAATTATATGTCCTGTATTTTCTGCAACTGCAATTTGAGCTTTTAAGAATGCATTATCTGAATCCCATTCTTTTTGTTTAGTATAGGCCGCACTTGCTGGATGACTAGTAAATATTTTCTGGTTATTATCTCCAACATATTCTGCCCATTCTTGTGCTTTTTTGCCCATGTAAATATAAACAAGATCTTTATTATTATGATTAAGGTAATCAAATAAATAACTAGTAAATCCTTTCCATATATCATAATGCTGACCAATCTTACCAACTTCTGTTGTCAAAGATGTATTAAGCATTAGAATACCTTGGTTTGACCATCTGGTTAAATCTACATCAGTAGAAACAGACTCTCCATTGTAAACAGTTCTGTTTACTTCTCCAAGGATGTATCTCAAACTAGGTTGTAGTTTATTAGTATTACTACAACTAAATGATATCCCATCAGCAACACCTAAAGTAGGATAAGGATCCTGTCCTACTATAACAAGTTTTAATTGATCATAGGGACACTCTTCAAATGCTCTAAACACTTGTTTAAGAGGTGGAGTAAATCTTTTATCTACATTAGTTAGATTGTAAAGACTTGTTAGTATGAACTCAAATTCAATACTAAATATATATTGTTTAAAAACAGTGCCCCAACCACTTGTTTCAAGTTTATCAAATATTTTTTGTTTATATTCGTTTTGTAACATATTTATGCTATTTTTGTTAAAAATTAAGGTTATGGCAGTAAAAGTAAAAGAAATAAAAGATGGTGCTCTAATAGATATCAAAGTAAACAAGAACTTTTATTTAATGTCTAAAGATTCTTTATATACTATTTTTAGACATTTACTTAAGAATGAAAGTGAAACTGAAAATTTACAAAATATTCTCACTAAACAGTTTAATGATCTTACAGAGTTTGAGAGAGCATTTTATACACTAACATTACTTGTTTCTGAAATTGAAAAACAAGCCTTAGAGAATCCAGAATATTATACTGAAAAAGAAGTTGCTGAACCAGATGATGCAGACCACGTAGAAATCAAGAGAGATTAATATTTAAATCTCTACCTATTTCTATGGCTGACTCAATGGCCAATACTAATTCTTCTTTACCACATTCTTTAAAAGATTTGCAATATTCTGTTTCTCCAACATCATAGCACAATCCTGCATGTTTTTTAACTAAAATTTTCATTTCCTCAAAAGTATAGCCCGATTCCTTAGCTAATTCCCTAATGCAGGCATGTATTTTAGCCAGTTGTGCCAAGCTATGATCTGTACTTGTTAGATCAATAAACATATCTACTTCTTGCCCTTCAGCAAGCTTTTCAATAAATAATTTGTAATTTAATTTTGATTTAACATCAGGATAGATTAACTTTCCATCCTGTTTTACTAGCTTTACAGTAAACATATTGATTATTTTATTATATTATTATGTAATTATGGAACAAAAGTTATCTAAAAATGCTAAAGAGACTACTAAAATTATTTTAGAATATCTCGAAAAATTTCCAAATTCTCCTACTAAAACTTTAGCAAGAAAAGTCTATTCTGAAAATACCGGATTCTTTACCACACTTACAAATGTATATGATAGAATTAGATATTACAGAGGTCAAAGTGGAACTTTTCACAGAAAGCACTTAAAAAATAAAGAATTTCAAAAAGATCTTAAAGTAACAGTAATGCAGAACTTTGTATCTATGCCTTCATCCCTAACACAAAAGAGAGGAACATTTACATTTCCTACAGGATGTAGAAAACTTGGTGTTATTGGTGACCTACATATTCCTTATCATGATGAAGATGCAATAGAAACTGCATGTGACAGAATGGAACAAGAAGATGTAGATAGTATCTTAATCAATGGAGATTTATTAGACTTTTACCAACTTTCTTTTCATGAAAAAGATCCTAGACAAGTTCACTTTAAAAATGAAATAGAAGCAGGTAAACAATTCTTTGAATATTTACGTTCTAGGTTCCCAAATATTCCCATTTATTTTATTCCAGGTAACCATGAAAATAGGTTTGAAAGATATCTTAGAATAAAAGCATCTGAGTTATTAGACATGGATGAATTTAGACTAGATGTAATCTTACATGTAGCTGAATATAAAATTGAATATATTCCTTTTAGAACAAAAGTTGTTTTTGGAGATTATCTTATTGAGCATGGTGATAAAATCCCTGGAGCAGGTGGTGTAGTACCAGCAAGAACTGCTTTAATGAGACTTAAGACTAATTGCATTGTAAATCACTTTCACAAAAGCTCTCAAAGCTCACAAAGAGTTTATGGAACAGGTGAAGCATCTTCTATAACAGGATATAGTCTTGGTTGTTTATGTGATCTTGCACCAGATTATATGGAAATCAATGAGTGGAACCATGGTTTTGCTATACTAACAAAAAAAGATAACTTAGTATCTGTAAGTAATTATAAAATTGAAAATAATACCATTATTTAATGTTTCTAGCAATTGAATTCCGTGATAAAGAAGGGCCTTATATTGAGCACCTAAATATTACTCATATTACAAGGACTTCATTTGTTAACTCAATGAATCCTGATGCAGGTACAAGAATCCATTTAAGGACAGGAGAAGTATTAACCACTCCTGTACCTATGGACATTTTACAATCTGAGATTGATGATTGTTTTAAGTCATCAGCTGCATTAATTCTGTTTAATTTGTTAGCTGAAAAAGCAAGGGCTTCAGTAGTTACTGAAGACTCCTTAAAGAACTCAGAAATTGGAGAAACTGATCTTTAGATTTTATTGAAAAGTCATCTTGAGACCATTCTAAATTATACACAGTCCATTGATCATTCTGTGCTCTGTCACTATCATTTGATATAAGTATTAAGTTATCAAATACCTCATAGGAATAGTAATAGTAATCATAACCATTATCACTTTCTATATCTTGTACATCAATCTTGTTAAATCCCAAGTCAATTAATTCTTTTTCAGTCATTTGTTAGTTCTTTAGTGATTTGTTTTGCTAGATAAACAGAACATTTATATTTTGCTATTATATACCCCAATACAGCTTTGGGTATCATACTAGAAATATCTTTGTTCTTCTCTCTCATCTCTTTGATGATTTGTTCTTTTACTATTCTAAGCATTATTTACTCATTGTAGTTTTAAAAAGCTCATGATTTAAAATCTCATAAGAATATTTAGATGTTATATCATCATAGTCTTTGTTAGTTGGAGAATACTCTCCATAAACTTTGATTCTTGTGTTTCTGAGATTTTTAATAGTAAGTGTTGCAATAAGTAAATTATCTGGGTCTTCTGATTCCATCATCTTAACAATGCTTTTTATCTCAGCATCATTTAGATAATTAAATTTTCTAAGCAACTGAAGCTCAGCCATATAAATAAATGGCCGATATTCTCCACTTTTGGATCCACTTTTATATAAATACCACAAGTAATTTAAATTAGAATCTGCTTTCTGTGTTATAGAAAAATGCTCATCACATATTTCTTCAAGCAGCTTCCTCATGTCTTTTGTTATTTCTACTACCATAAGTTTAAACATTCAGATTTATACTATACTCAATTAATTTCTCATGAAAAAACTCTGAGAATTTATCCATTATTTCATATTGCTCATCTGTTAATGAGTTATATTTTAATTCTGTCCGGATCTCTTGTTTAACATCCCATATAAAAGAATACATTGCACTTGCTTTATTAGCCATGTCATATTCTATTTGATCATCAGGTAGGTTAAATTCTATAATTGCTTTCATATCATTTCTATTTAAGTAATGGGGCAACTTTTACCCCTTATTATTAATTGATTTGTTAAAGGTTTACCTGTAGTATTGTTAGCAGTTATTTTGCCCACTTGTACATACAGTCAGTAAATGCACATTCATAGCCTGTTTCTGTTTTTATATATTCATCTCTACCATCACAGAGTGGGCAAACCACCACTTCGTTACTGCTAACATCAAATTCAAGACTTTCATAGGCCTTAACTATCTGCTCTTTCTCCATTGCTTTTG